GGGGTGCAAACCTATCTAAGTTTAGTGGTGTTGCAATGTTGGGTGGTGTTACCATGAACGGTGAAACTATTTACACCCAAGCACTAGAAGAAATTTCTAAATTAGAAGAAACAATTTTCTTACACGAACCACCAATAATGTTTGGTATTGGATAATGGCGGTAAATAAACACTTCCATACTAATAATTATCAAGCTATTGCATCAGAACAAAATTTAGTTGCAGATTTAGTTGCAGAAGCTATACAGATACACGGACATGATGTTTATTATCTAGACCGTACACTTGTTGCAGAAGATTCTGTTTTTGGTACTGATGCCTTATCAAAATATGAAACGCAAGTTCCTATAGAAATGTATATGGAAGACAATGGTGGTGGCTATGCTGGAGAGCAAGAAATTATGTCTCAGTTTGGTTTACAGAATCTAAGTGAAGCAACTTTTGTAGTAAGCAAAAATAGATTTCAAGAACTAACTAAACAGTTTCAGATAGAAAGTGGAACAGATACAACTTCCTCTGGTTCTATTTTGGTAGAGTCTGGTACTATTACAGAGGATGGTGATAATAAATTTGAAGGTAGTTCTTATTATTTGATTTCAGAAACAGATGCTACAGATTCAGATAGACCATTTGAAGGTGATGCTATTTATCATCCTATACTCAAAAAAATATTTCAGATTAATTTTGTAGATCATGATGATCCTTTTAATCAATTAGATACCAACCCTGTATATAAAATGCGATGTCGTTTATTCGAATACAGTTCAGAACAAATGGACACTGGTATTGCTGCGATAGATGCTATCGAAGATGCATTGTCTACAAATACCCTTGGTTATCAGTTTACACTTGAACAAACTGCTGCTTACAATGAAAAAATTAAACTCAATACCTATGGAGATGATTTCCTTATTGATGAGACAGATAGCGACAATATTATCGGTGAGGACGATTCTAATTCTGTAGGTGTTAATGTTCTTATGGAACATAATGCTGATACTGGTCATGGGGGTTGGTTAATTGCAGAAGACTATATAATAGGAACAGGTGGTGCTAACACTAATAGTGTTGATAAGACCGCACAAAATGAATTATTTGACGAATTGGATGATACTGTCTTAGACTTCTCTGAGAAAAATCCATTCGGTGACGCAGGAAGTTTTTAAAATGAAAAAGGAGATTATATTATGCTAGGGCAGCAGTTCTATCACGAAACAATTCGAAAAGTGGTTGTCGCTTTTGGAAGTATGTTTAACGACATCCACTTAGTTCGTAAGGATAATAGTGGATCAATAACACAATCAATGAAAGTGCCTTTAGCATATGGGCCCAGGCAAAAGTTCCTTGCACGTTTGCGTGAAGATGCAGACCTAACTAAACAGGTTGCAGTAACTCTTCCACGTATAGGTTTTGAAATTTCTGGAATGTCTTACGATCCTGGCAGAAAATTAAATCGTGTTCAACAGTTTAAAAAAGTAAAAGGTTCTAAATCAACACAACTAGATACTCAATATATGCCTGTACCGTATAATATTGAATTTTCTTTGTACATTATGGCAAAACAATCAGATGATGCGTTGCAGATAGTAGAACAGATTCTTCCTTACTTTCAACCAGATTATACAGTGACACTTAATGATAATACAGATATGGGTATAAAAAGAGATGTTCCTATAGTATTAAATTCTGTTAATTATGAAGACACATATGAGGGAGATTTTACCTCCAGAACAACTATTATTTACACTCTTGCATTTACTGCAAAATTTTATCTTTATGGCCCTGTTACTTCTAGTAAGGTTATTAAGACTGTCCAAGCAGATCAATATGCAGATATGCCTGACAAGTCACCAAAAAGACAACAAAGATATACTGTTTCTCCAAACCCAGGCACAGCTGATGCAGATGATGATTTTGGTTTTAATGAATCTAGTTCATTTTTCGAAGATGCTAAAGAATACAATCCAGTAACAGGTAAAGACGAAACCCCAGATACTTCTGGTACAGATTAATAAATTTAATGTCAAGTTTCGTTTACGTTAGTGGTGACTATAAAAATGCTTGGTTAGAGTATGTTTGGAACCTACAAAAATTTGAACATTGGGAAACCTTTGATGATGATTTTAAATCTGAGTTTGATTTTAAGTTTCATGAACAAGTACACTCTTTAAATAAATTTACCCGGCCTCCTAGTTGGTATCTGAATGATAAATTAGGAAAAGATCAGTTCTTATTTAAAACTAGTAGTGACTTCTACCCAGTAGTTGAGTATGAATATACCAACAATCTTCCCTCCTTTAGAGATATTATGTTGGATCGTGCAACAGAGATGCGTGACATGGGTAAAGTTATTGATATTTTTTACTCTGGTGGGATTGATAGCACTGCTATACTTTATGCTCTTTTAGAAGTTTGTCCAAAAGATCAACTAAGATTAATAATGGGTGATGAGTCATCAGTAAATATATATCCAAAAGCAGTAGAAAATTTGTCTTATGAATTTGCAGAGGGTAATATTTTTGGTATGGCAAATATAGACACTAATCTTTTTACTACTGGATGTGAAGCAGACAGGTTATTTGGAGGTACAGGTTATCCACACAGTAGAAATACTAACGAAGAAAAATTTATTCTTGAAACGGAGTATGAATATCATCATAGCCGTTGGTGGGATATAACAAGATATACATTAACTACACAATCATTTCGATTTTTGCAGAATATTGAAGTAAGTTCTTTTGATATAAAAAATTATCAACCATTCTTCCTATCTCCACAAATAGAAAAGTTTGCAATCAACCAACACTTTGATCGTGATGTAGTTTGGCATAAAAATCACTGGACTAAACCAGAAGATTTCTTGACTACTAAGATTGCTATTAGGGATTTCATTGCAGAATGGGATAAGGATTATGCATATACTATGGTAAAGACTGATATGCCTTTTGATGTACAAAGAGAGATAATTCTACCTTTACCGACAAATTATAATGTGTTGGCTATAACATCAGATGGAATTATTGTTAATAGAAAAAATCTTATGGAGTACATGTCAAGAGATTTTTTGGATATAAATATATAACATGAATGATAAAATAGATAAAGCATTAGGTGTTATTGAGGTAGAATCAGAAACCGTTGGTGAGATTATTAATATGGGAAAAGAAATTGTTGTACCTCATGTAACTCCCGATATAGACATAGAGGCAGATTATGAATATCAAAGAAAACAATTTTACAACTTGGTTGAAAAAGGTTCAATTGCAATTGACGGTATATTGGAGATTGCAAAGGAAGGTGAGCATCCAAGAGGATATGAGGTTGCTGGAAATCTTATCAAACAAGTCGCAGAAGTTACCGAAAAACTAGGTGATCTTCAAGAGAAGATGAAGAGACTTAAAGATGTTCCTAACAATGCTCCAAAGAATGTTACTAACGCATTATTTGTAGGAAGTACTGCTGAGTTACAAAAGATGCTGAAAGGCAAATAATATGTTTGAATATCAATGCAAAATTGTTAAAGTAATAGATGGCGATACCGCTGATGTTGATATCGACTTAGGCTTTGGTGTTTGGTTGAAGAAACAAAGAGTTCGTTTCTATGGTGTTGATACACCTGAGTCAAGGACAAGTGACAAAGAAGAAAAGGTTTATGGTTTGAAGGCAAAGGAGTTCGTGCAGGATCGTTTACCACTAGGATCAACACAGGTTCTACGCACAAAGAAAGATGGTGTTGGTAAGTATGGTCGTATTCTAGGCGAGTTTGTTGTGGATGACACAACGGTAAACCAACTACTGATTGACACACACAATGCGGTTGCTTATTTTGGTCAATCTAAAGATGATATAGCAGAACAACACATACTTAATAGAAAATTTATACAGGTTTGATATGACAGATACAGTATATCTTGGAAACCCCAATCTTAAAAAGACTAATGTTTCTCAAGAGTGGACAAATGAACAACTAGGAGAATATGCTACATGCATGGATAATCCTCAATATTTTATAGAGAATTATATTAAAATTGTTTCTCTAGATGAGGGTCTTATACCTTTTAAGATGTACGACTTTCAGAAAGATATGGTAGGGACGTTTCATAAGAATCGTTTTACTATTTGTAAATTACCCCGACAGTCTGGCAAGTCTACCATAATTATAGCCTATCTCCTACATTATGTTTTATTTAATGCTTCAGTTAATGTTGCTATACTTGCAAATAAGGCGGCTGTTGCCCGTGATTTACTATCACGATTACAACTTGCTTAC